ATGGAGACAAGTCAGACGGCGTGCTCGACCTCGACGCCGCAAGGGATGAGATCGGGCGCCGCCTGGCTCGCCTCCGCGCCGCAGGCGATGCAGGAGAGCTTTCTGGAGAGCCTGAGCCCTGAGGCGCTGGCGGCCCTGCCGTGGCTCTTTGAGTTTTGGGCGTTGCCACATCAGCTGCCGCCCGAGGGCGACTGGCGGGCGTGGGTGATCCTCGGTGGTCGCGGGGCAGGCAAGACGCGGGCGGGCGCGGAGTGGGTGCGCGCGCAGGTGGAGGGCTCTGGCCCGTTTGACGAGGGGCGATGCCGCCGGATGGCGCTGGTGGGCGAGACCATCGACCAGGCCCGCGAGGTGATGGTGTTTGGCGAGAGCGGCATTTTGGCCTGCTCGCCCCCTGACCGGCGCCCTGAGTGGAAGGCCGGGCGAAAGCAGTTGGAGTGGCCCAACGGCGCGGTGGCGCAGCTTTTCTCGGCCCATGATCCGGAGGCGCTGCGGGGGCCGCAGTTTGACGGGGCGTGGGTGGATGAGCTGGCGAAGTGGAAGAAGGCGCAGGAGGCGTGGGACATGCTCCAGTTCGGCCTTCGGCTGGGCGACAGCCCCCGGATGTGCGTGACGACGACGCCGCGCAAGCAGGCGTTGCTGCGAGACCTGCTGGAGCGGCAGAGCACGGTTGTGACCCGTGCGGGCACGGAAGCGAACCGAGCCTGGCTTGCCCCGGCCTTCCTTGAAGAGGTCAGGGCGCGGTACGGCGGCACCCGGCTGGGCCGGCAGGAGCTGGATGGCGTGATGCTGGATGACGTTGAGGGCGCGTTGTGGCGGCATGAGGCGCTTGAGGCGGCGCGGCTGGGCGAGGTGCCCGAGCTTGACCGGATCGTGGTGGCGGTGGACCCGCCGGTGACCGGGCATAAGGGATCGGACGCCTGCGGAATTATCGTCGCCGGGCTGGAAGCGGCTGGCTCGGAGCCCAAGGACTGGCGGGCGGTGGTGCTGGAGGATGCCTCGGTGCAGGCCGCGTCGCCGCTGGACTGGGCCGGCGCCGCGCTGAGGGCCGCCGAGCGCTATGGCGCGGATAGGGTGGTGGCCGAGGTGAACCAGGGCGGCGACCTTGTTGAAACGCTGATGCGGCAGATTGATCCGACGGTGGCCTTCCGCGCAGTGCGGGCCTCGCGCGGGAAGGCGGCGCGGGCCGAGCCGGTGGCGGCGCTTTATGAGCAGGGGCGGGTGCGGCATGTGGCCGGGCTGACCGAGTTGGAAGACGAGATGGGCCGAATGACGGCGCAGGGCTATCAGGGCAGCGGCTCGCCGGACCGGGTGGATGCGCTTGTTTGGGCGCTGACCGAGCTGATCCTCGACCCGGCGGCCACATGGCGGCGGCCAAAGATGCGGAGCCTCTAGGCGGGGCGGATGGTGGGCAGATTGCCCACCCTACGGACAATCGAAAAGGAGAGACGGATGGTCTTCGACTTCCTCAAGCGGGAGCCGGGCGGCAGCGCTGTGCCCGAGCAAAAGGCATCGGCGACCGGCCCGGTGATTGCCTACCACGGCGCGGGCCGGGTGGCGTGGAGCCCGCGCGACACGGTTTCGCTCACCAAGACGGGGTTCACTGGCAATCCGGTGGGGTTCCGGGCGGTGAAACTGATTGCCGAGGCGGCCACGGCGGTGCCGCTCATCTGCCAGGACGCGGAGCGGCGCTACGAGACGCATCCGGTGGCCGACCTGCTGCGGCGGCCCAACCCGGCGCAGGGGCGGGCGGAACTGCTGGAGGCGCTTTACGGGCAGCTGCTTCTTTCGGGCAATGGCTATGTGGAGGCGGTTGCGGGCGATGCCGGGTTGCCGGTGGAGCTGCATGTGCTGCGCAGTGACCGCATGAGCGTGGTGCCCGGCAGCGATGGGTGGCCGGTGGCCTATGAATACGCGGTGGCCGGGCGGAAACACCGCTTTGATGTGAGCGGAGAGGCGAAGCCGGTTTGCCATATCAAGGCGTTCCATCCGCAGGATGACCATTACGGCCTTTCACCGCTCAAGGCTGCCGCCAATGCGCTGGATGTGCACAACGCGGCATCGAAGTGGTCCAAGGGGCTGCTCGACAATGCGGCGCGGCCTTCGGGGGCGATTGTTTATCGTGGGGCGGATGGCAGCGGGCAACTGAGCGGCGACCAATACGACCGGTTGATTGACGAGATGGCCGCGCACCATCAGGGCGCCGCCAATGCGGGCCGCCCGATGCTGCTGGAAGGTGGGCTGGACTGGAAGCCGATGGGCTTCTCGCCCTCGGATATGGAGTTTCAGAAGACCAAGGAAGCGGCGGCGCGGGAGATTGCCACGGCGTTTGGGGTGCCGCCGATGATGCTCGGGATCCCGGGCGAGGCGACCTATGCCAATTACCAGGAGGCCAACCGCGCCTTCTATCGGCTCACCGTGCTGCCTCTGGTGGCGAAGGTGGCCGGTGCGCTGGGGGATTGGCTCTCGGGCCTTGCGAATGCGGCGGTGGATCTGAAGCCGGATCTCGACGGGGTGCCTGCACTGGCCGCCGAGCGCGAGGCGCAGTGGCGGCGGGTGAGCGATGCGGCGTTTCTGACAGCGGCGGAAAAGCGGGCCTTGCTTGGGCTTCCGCCGGTGGAGGCGGGCGATGAGTAACGGAGAAAGGCAAGTGATGGCAAAGGATTACGGGCCGCAGCTGGAGCATAAATTCTGTGCGCCGGAGGCCAAACTGGCGGTGGACGACAGCTTTGAGATTGCGGGCTATGCCTCGCTTTTCGGCGCTGCGGATCAGGGCGGGGATGTGGTCGTGTCGGGAGCCTATGGGCGCTCGCTCAAGGCGCTCGCCGCCAACGGCCAAGCGGTCAAGATGCTTTGGCAGCATGACCCTTGCGAGCCGATCGGGATTTGGGATGAGGTGCGCGAGGATCGGCGGGGCCTTTATGTAAAGGGGCGCCTGCTGAAGGACGTGGCGCGCGCGCGGGAGGCGGCGGCGCTGATCAATGCGGGGGCCATCGACGGGCTCTCCATTGGCTATCGCACCAAGCGGGCGGAAAAGGACACGCAGGGGCGCAGGCTGCTGCACGATCTGGAGCTTTGGGAGGTGTCGCTTGTGACCTTCCCGATGCTTCGCGAGGCGCGGCTTTCGGGGGCCAAGGGCGATGAGATGACGCCCGAGGCTGACGAAGGCTGGCAAGAGCTGGCGGAGGCGCTCCGCGCGGCTCGCCGGGCGCTGGCGGGCTGAGGCCGGCCTGAACCTTCGGAGGCCGCAGGGCTTTCGACCAATCTCAAGAAAGGAAGGGTTGCCATGAGCACTCCCGAGACTGGGTCCGGGGGCGGGCGGAGCGTGCCCGAAACCAAGACCCGAAAGCAGGCAACGCCGGTGGCTGAAGTGGCCTCGGCACTCACGGAATTTCTGGGCGAATTCAAATCGTTCCAGAACGACCTCGATACCCGCGTTCAGAAACAGGAAGAGCGACTGACTATGCTTCACAAGAAGAACATTTCCGCCGGGCGGCCCGCCCTTGCCGCCTCCAATGAGGCCGGTGCACCGCATCAGAAAGCCTTCAATGCCTATCTGCGCAACGGCGATGACGATGGGCTGCGCGGGCTGGAGTTGGAGGGCAAGGGCCTTTCCACCGCTGTGGCTGGCGATGGTGGCTATCTGGTGGATCCGCAGACGTCGGACACGATCAAGACCGTTCTGTCCAGCACGGCGAGCCTGCGGGCGGTTGCCAATGTGGTCACTGTCGAGGCGACCTCGTTTGACGTGCTGATCGACCGGGCCGACCTTGGCGCGGGCTGGGCCACCGAGACGGGGGCCAGCGTGGAGACCGATACGCCGCAGATCGAGCGCATCACCATTCCGCTCCACGAGCTTTCGGCCCTGCCCAAGGCGAGCCAGCGGCTTCTGGACGACTCGGCCTTCGATATCGACGGTTGGCTGGCGGACCGGATTGCCAAGAAGTTTGCCCGGGCTGAAGCCGCGTCTTTCATCAACGGGGATGGCAGCGACAAGCCGACCGGTATTCTGGAGCACACCATCGTGGCTGAGGGCACCCAGACCTGGGGTGAGCTGGGCTATATCGCGACCGGGGCGGATGGCGACATTGGCGACACCGACGGGCTTGTTGATCTGGTCTATTCGCTCGGGGCGGAATACCGCGCCAATGCGACCTTCGTGATGAACTCGAAGACCGCCGGGTCGATCCGCAAGCTGAAGGATGCGGACGGGCGCTTTATGTGGTCGGACGGGCTGGCGGCCGGTGAGCCGGCGCGGCTGCTGGGCTACCCGGTGCTGATTGCCGAGGACATGCCCGACATCGCCACCGATGCCCATGCCATCGCCTTTGGCGACTTTCAGGCCGGCTACACCATTGCCGAGCGCCCCGATCTGCGGGTGCTGCGGGATCCGTTCTCGGCCAAGCCGCATGTGTTGTTCTACGCGACCAAGCGCGTCGGCGGGGACGTGAGTGACTTCGAGGCGATCAAGCTCCTGAAGTTCTCGGCCTCCTAAGGGCCGGGGAAGGCCCGGGTGGCGCGGCTGCGCTGCCCGGGACGCGACACGGGCGTGCGCCGGGGCGGTCGGGTTTCCGGGCGCGCCATGCGGTGCCGATGCTGCTCCCCTCCGTCCGGGTGGCGCATGGGGCGTGCGCCCGTGGCCACCCGCGAGGTGCGGGGGAGGGCTGAGTGATTTCGGGAGACAGACACATGATATTGACCGAGCTGACCTCGGTGCAGGCGGCGGCGCTGCCGGTGACCGAGTTCAAGGCGCATCTGCGCATGGGCACCGGCTTTTCTGACGAGGGTGCGGAGGATGGGCTGCTTGAGTCGCTCCTGCGTGCGGCCCTTGCGGCGGTGGAGGCCTGGACTGGCAAGGTATTGCTGGAGCGGGATTTTCGATGGGTGCTCGCCCATTGGCGGGGCGATGACACGATGGCGCTGCCGGTGGCCCCGGTCAGCGGCATCACGGCGGTTAAGACCGTCGATCTGCTGGATTGGGAGAGCGTTGTTGAGCCGGGAAAATACCGGCTTGAACCCGATACCCATCGCCCGCTGATCCGGGCGACAGGCACGGCTTTTCCTTCGGTGCCGAAGGGCGGGAAGATCGTGATTGAGTTCGATGCGGGGTTTGGCCCGGCGTGGAGCGATATCCCCGCCGATCTGGGGCAGGCGGTGCTCCTGCTGGCCGGGCACTACTACGACTATCGCCATGAGGCGCGGCCGGGGGAAGGGGTGATCCCTTACGGGGTGTCTGCGCTGATCGAGCGTTGGCGCTCCATTCGGATCACCGGGGGGCGGACATGAAACGGCCCCCCGCGCTGAACCGCAAGCTGGTGCTGGAAGCCCCCGAGCGGATGCCGGACGGGCTGGGCGGCTGGAGCCAGACATGGGCCGAGTTGGGCCAGCTATGGGCTGAGGTCAAGTCGGGCAGCGGATGGGAGAAGGCGGATGAATTTCTGACGGTTTCATCCGTGCCCTACCGCATCACCGTGCGCGCGGCGCCGCCCGGCGCGACGAGCCGCCCGAAACCTGAGCAGCGGTTCAGGGATGGGCAGAGGATTTATCGGATCTTGGCGGTGGCCGAGCGCGATGAGTTTGGCCGCTATCTGACCTGCTACGCGCGTGAGGAGGTTTCGGCATGAGTTATGGAGCCTCTGCGGCGCTTCAGGCCGCGGTTTATCAGCATATTCAGGCCGATCCCGGTGTGGCGGCCCTTGTGGGCAGCGACATCTACGATGCGGCCCCGCCCGGCACGCCACCGGGCACCTATGTGAGCCTCGGGCCGGAAGAGGTGCTCTCGCGTTGCGACTGCACGGGGGAGGCGGCGCTGCATCGGTTTACGGTGAGCGTTGTCACGGATGCGGCAGGGTTTGGCAGCGCCAAGCAGATTGCCGGGGCGATCAGTGATGCGCTGCTCGACGCCGAGCTTTCGCTCAGCCGGGGCACTTTGGTGAGCCTGAAATTTGAACGTGCTCGCGCCCGCAGGGTGGGCGAGGGCGACCAACGTCGGATTGATCTGCGCTTTGCGGCGTGGATCGACGACTGACCTCTCATCCTGAAGGAGAACGCAAATGGTTGCCCAGAACGGCAAAGACCTTTTGATCAAGATGGACATGACCGGCAGCGGGCTGTTCGAAACCGTGGCCGGCCTGCGGGCGACGCGGGTGAGCTTTAACGCGGAGAGTGTGGATGTCACCAGCCTTGAGAGCCAGGGCGGTTGGCGCGAATTGCTGGCTGGTGCGGGGGTGAAGAGCGCCAATATCAGTGGCTCGGGGGTGTTTCGCGACGAGGACAGCGACGAGCGGGCGCGTCAGATCTTTTTTGACGGCGAGACGCCGGAGTTTCAGGTCATCATTCCAGATTTTGGCGTGGTGGAGGGAGCGTTTCAGATCACCAGTGTGGAATACGCGGGCAGCCACGATGGCGAGGCGACCTATGAGTTGGCGCTGGCCTCGGCGGGCGCGCTGAGCTTCACGGCGATCTGACCATGGTCAATCCTTGGGCGGGAGAGGCGGTGCTGGTGCTGGATGGCACGGAGCACCGCTGCAAGCTGACGCTGGGTGCGTTGGCGGAATTGGAGGAGGCGCTGGAGACCAGCACCTTGATGGAGCTGGTTGAGCGCTTTGAGGCGGGGCGGTTCAGCACGCGCGACGTGCTGGCGCTGCTGGTGGCCGGGTTGCGGGGCGGTGGCTGGAATGGCAGCGCCGCCGACCTGCGCACCGTTGAGATCGGCGGGGGGCCGGTGGAGGCCGCCCGTGTTGCCGCTGAGTTGCTGGCGCGGGCCTTCGCCTTGCCCAAGGGGGCCTGAGTGGATTGGGCAGGCCTGCTGCGACGGGGCCTGCAGGAGCTGCGGCTGAAGCCTGCCGAGTTTTGGGCGCTGACCCCGGTGGAACTGATGGTGATGCTGGGGCTGGAGCAGGCGGCCCCGCCGCTCACACGGTCGCGGCTGGCCGAACTGGCCGCCGCTTTCCCTGACCAACCGAAGGAATGATCTGATGGCAGATTTCGATGGGGCCGAGGCCCTTGAGGCGCAGGTGGATGCGCTGGAAGGCGCCTTTGTGGGCGCCGCACAGATGGCTGCGGCCTTTGATGGCGAGCTTATGCGGATGCAGTCGAGCCTTACGGTGACACAGGCAAATGTTGGCCAGCTCTCAAGCCAGATCGGGCGCGGGCTGCGCAAAGCGTTTGACGGGCTGATCTTTGACGGGATGCGGCTTTCGGAGGCGCTGCGCACGGTTGCCGAAGCGATGATCAACGCGACCTACAACGCCGCGATGAAGCCGATCACCAACCACTTTGGCAGCCTGATCGGGCAGGGGGTGGAGAGCTTCATCACCGGTGGGATGGCCTTTGAAAAGGGGGGCAGCTTTTCGCAGGGGCGAGTGCAGCCCTTTGCGCGGGGTGGGGTGGTTTCATCGCCTACCTACTTCCCGATGCGAAACGGGCGCGGGCTGATGGGCGAGGCGGGGCCTGAGGCGATCATGCCGCTGGCGCGGGGCGCGGATGGCTCGCTTGGGGTGAAGACCCAGGGCGGGGGGCGGCCTGTCAACGTGGTGATGAACATTTCGACGCCGGATGTGAGGGGGTTTGAGCGCAGCCGTGCGCAGGTTGCGGCGCAGATGACGCGGGCCTTGGCGCAGGGGCAGCGCAACCGCTGAGGCTTGCAGAGCAGCAATTGGAAGGATGGAGCAGATGGGTTTTCATGAGGTGCGGTTTCCGGCGAGCCTGAGTTTTGGCTCGGTCGGCGGGCCGGAACGGCGGACAGAGATCGTGACGCTGGCGAACGGGTTCGAGGAGCGCAATACGCCCTGGGCACACTCGCGGCGCAGGTATGATGCCGGGCTGGGCATGCGCTCAATGGATGATGTGGAAACCTTGCTGGCGTTCTTCGAGGCGCGGCGCGGCCAGCTTTATGGGTTTCGCTGGAAGGATTGGTCGGACTTCAAGACCGGTGCCGCCAGCGCAACGCCGGGCTGGCAGGACGAGGTGATTGGGACTGGGGATGGGGTGACCCGGAGCTTTCAGCTTTCGAAAACCTATGCCTCGGGTGGGGCCTCTTATACCCGGCCGATCCGCAAGCCGGTTTCTGGCTCGGTCACGGCGGGGATCGAAGGAACCTACTACCGGGAGGGGCTTCATTTTGAGGTCGATACGGCGACCGGGATGATCACTTTCGAGGATGCGCCCTCTATCGGGTTTACGGTGACGGCAGGGTTTGAGTTTGACGTGCCGGTGCGGTTTGACACCGACCGGATTCAGACCAGCGTGGCCAGCTTCAAGGCCGGCGACGTGCCGACGGTGCCGGTGGTGGAGTTGCGGCTATGAGCGGGGCGGAGGCGCTGCATGCGCATCTTGGCGGGGGAATTACATCGGTTTGCCGCTGCTGGTCGGTCACGCGGGCTGATGGCGCGGTGCTCGGGTTTACAGATCATGACGAGAGCGTTGCGTTTGATGAGATCTCCTTTCGGGCCAACAGCGGGCTGACGGCGAAGGCGCTGGTGCAGGGCACGGGGCTTGCGGTGGACAACACCGAAGCGCTGGGGGCTCTGATGAGCGAGGCGATCACCGAGGAAGACCTTTTGGCCGGTCACTATGACGGGGCCGAGGTGCGCGCCTGGTTGGTGAATTGGGGTGATCCCTCTGCCCGGATGATGCTGTTTCGGGGGACGATTGGCGAGGTGTCGCGGGCCAATGGTGCCTTTGAGGCGGAGCTGCGCGGCCTGACCGAGGCGCTGAACCAACCGCAGGGCCGGGTGTTTCAGCCGCAGTGCAGTGCTGTGCTGGGTGACGGGATGTGCCGCTTTGACCTTTCTGCACCCGGCTATCGCGCCGATCTGGCGGTTGAGGCGGTGGAAGACGGCAGGGTGTTTCGCTTTGCCGGGCTCGATGACTATGAGCCACGTTGGTTTGAGCGCGGAAGCCTGCGTGTTGTAAGCGGCGCGGCGGAGGGGCTTGTCGGGATCGTCAAGAATGACAGGCTTTCCAACGATGGGCGCGTGGTTGAGCTGTGGGAGCAACTGCCTGCGCAGATCGAGGCCGGAGACATGATCCGGCTTGAGGCTGGCTGCGACAAGCGAGCGGAGACCTGCAGGCTCAAGTTTGACAACTTCCTGAATTTTCGCGGCTTCCCATACATCCCCGGCGAGGACTGGCTGATGAGCTACCCGAAACGCGGTGGTGTGAACGAAGGCGGGAGCAAGTTCCGGACCCTTCTGTCGGAGGCATTTGATGGCCTGCAAGATGAATGAGCCGGGGGGCGTTATGCCTGCGCAGGCCGTGCGGGTCGCGCGCAGCTGGATTGGCACACCGTACCGCCACCAGGCGTCGTGCAAAGGGGCTGGCTGCGACTGCCTTGGGCTTTTGCGGGGCGTCTGGCGGGAGCTTTGGGGGCATGAGCCCGAACAGGTGCCCGCCTACAGCCGCGATTGGTCGGAGCCGACGCGCGAGGAAGCGCTTTGGGCCGCAGCGCGGCGGCATCTGCGTGAGAAAGCTCTAACCGAGGCGTCGCCCGGGGACGTGATCTTGTTTCGGATGCGCGATGGCGCCGTGGCCAAGCATTTGGGGCTGCAGGCGCGGGTTGGCGAGAGCGCCTCGTTCATTCACGCCTATTCCGGGCATGGCGTGGTGGAAAGCTCGTTTACCCGGCCGTGGATGCGGCGGGTGGTAGCACGATTTGAATTTCCCGAAGGGGGTGGCTGATGGCGACGATTATACTTTCGGCAGCGGGCGCTGCGCTTGGCTCGTCGCTTGGTGGCACATTTCTTGGCCTGTCGGGCGCGGTGATTGGCCGTGCGATTGGAGCAACGCTCGGGCGGGTGATCGACCAGCGCTTGATGGGGCAGGGCAGCCAGGTTGTGGAAACCGGCAAGGTTGAGCGGTTTCGGGTGACGGGCGCCAGTGAAGGTGCGCCGATCGGGCAGATCTACGGGCGGATGCGCGTGGGTGGGCAGGTGATTTGGGCGACCCAGTTCAAGGAGACCGTTCGTGAGGAAGACACTGGCGGCAAGGGGGCCCCGTCGGGCCCAACCGTGCGCAGTTACTCCTATTCGATCAGCCTGGCCGTTGCGCTTTGTGAAGGAGAGATCAGCCGGGTTGGACGGATTTGGGCCGATGGGGTGGAGCTTGCGCCGGATGATCTGAACATGCGGGTTTATACCGGGAGCGAAGGTCAGCTGCCGGACCCGAAGATGGAGGCCGTTGAGGGAGAGGGCCGTGTGCCTGCATATCGCGGGGTGGCTTACGTGGTGCTTGAGGATCTTGAACTGGGAGATTTTGGAAACCGCGTTCCGCAACTCTCATTTGAGGTTGTTCGCCCGGTGAGCGAGGAGGCCGATACGCCGGAAGCCCGAAGCCTGAGCCGCGTGGTCAAGGCCGTGGCGTTTGTGCCCGGCACCGGCGAATACGCCTTGGCGACAACACCTGTGCACTATGATTTCGGGCTTGGGGAGAGCCAATCGGCCAACGTCAACTCGCCAACCGGCAGGACGGACTTCTCGGTGTCGCTCGACACTTTGAACGAAGAACTGCCGGCCTGTGGCTCGGTTTCACTGGTGGTCAGTTGGTTTGGCGATGACCTGCGCTGTGGTGCCTGCCAGATCAAGCCGAAGGTTGAGCAGGCGAACCATGACGGTAAGCCGATGGCGTGGAAGGTCAGTGGGGTGAGCCGGGCGAGTGCCGAGTTGACGCCGCAAACGGAAGAGCGCCGACCGATTTATGGCGGCACCCCGGCGGATAAGGCGGTGGCCCAGGCGATTGCTGCATTGAAGGCATCTGGGCAGGAGGTTGTCTTTTATCCCTTCATCCTGATGGATCAGCTGGAAGGCAACGGCCTTGCAGACCCGTGGAGCGATGCAAGCGATCAGCCAAAGCTGCCATGGCGTGGGCGGATCACCCAATCCATCGCAGCGGGGCGCGACGGTTCGCCAGATGGCACCGCGAGCGCGGATGCTGAGGTTGCCGCGTTCTTCGGAACGGCCTCGGCTTCAGATTTCAGCGTGGCCGGAATGGCGGTGAGCTACACAGGACCGGCTGAATGGTCTTTCCGGCGGTTCATTTTGCACTATGCGCATCTTTGCGTTGCTGCGGGCGGCGTTGACGCCTTTTGCCTCGGTTCGGAGATGCGCGGGTTGACCCAGATCCGCGGGGCCAGCGGCTTTCCGGCGGTGGCTCAGATGCAGGCTTTGGCGGCTGAACTGCGCAGCATTCTGGGGCCGTCCTGCAAGATTGGCTATGCGGCTGATTGGAGCGAGTATTTTGGCTACCATCCGCAGGATGGGTCGGGAGATGTGTTCTTTCATCTCGATCCGCTCTGGGCTGATCCCAATGTCGATTTCATCGGTATCGACAATTACATGCCGCTCTCTGATTGGCGCGACGGTGATGAACACGCCGATGCGGCGGCGGGCGCGATTTATAACCTCGATTACCTGAAGGCCAATGTGGCAGGCGGGGAGGGGTATGACTGGTACTACGCCCATGATGCGGCACGCGACGCTCAGATCCGCACGCCGATTGTGGATCAGGCCCATGGTGAGGATTGGGTGTTTCGCTACAAGGATTTGAAGAGCTGGTGGCAGAACGAACATTTTGAGCGTGTTGGCGGGGTGCGACAGGCGCAGCCAACGGCATGGATGCCGCAGAGCAAGCCGATCTGGTTTACCGAGCTGGGTTGCGCTGCACTCGACAAGGGCAGCAATCAACCAAACAAGTTTCTGGATGCGAAGAGCTCTGAGAGCGGGCTGCCGCACTACTCGGATGGCACGCGCGATGACCTTATTCAGGCACAATACCTGAGGGCAATGTCGGCGCATTTTGATGACCCGGCAAACAACCCGGTGTCGGCAGAGTATGGCGGGGCGATGGTGGACATGAGCCGGGCGCATGTTTGGGCTTGGGATGCGCGACCTTTTCCCTATTTCCCGGCGGCGTTGGACCTTTGGAGCGATGGTGAAAACTACGCCCGAGGGCATTGGCTGAACGGGCGCGCGACGAGTGAGGCGCTTTCGGCGGTGGTTGCCGAAATCTGCCTGCGCTCGGGCGTCTCACTGGTTGCTCTCGATCTGGGCAAACTCTATGGCTTGGTGCGGGGCTTCACGGTGACCGATCTTGCCGGCGCGCGCTCCGCATTGCAGCCCTTGATGCTGGCCTTCGGCTTCGACGCGGTGGAGCGAGACGGCGTTTTGCGCTTTGCGAGCCGAACGGGCGTGCCGGTGGGCGGCATCAGCCGGGAGACGCTGGCGGTGACAGAAGATCTTGACGCCGACATCACGCTGGTGCGCGCGCCCTCGGCGGAGACGGCAGGCAAGGTGAGGCTCAACTATGTTGAGAGCAATGGCGATTATGAGGTGCGGGCGGCGGAGGCGATCTTTCCGGATGAGGCGACCTTTGCCGTTGCGCAGTCGGAGCTGCCGCTGGCGCTGACGCAGGCCGAGGCGCAGAGCATTGTGGAGCGCTGGCTTTCGGAGAGCAGAATTGCACGGGACACCGCGCGCTTTGCTTTGCCGCCCTCCCGTTTGAAAATCGGGGCAGGTGACGTGATCACGCTGCCGACGGAGGACCGTGCGGCCCACTACCGCGTTGACCGGGTGGAGCAGGCGGGCAGCCAGATTATTGATGCGGTGCGGGTTGAGGCCAACGTTTACAAGCCCAGCGATGCGGTTGAAAGCCCTGCCACGCTCGTGCCCTTCGTGCCTCCCTTGCCGGTTTATCCGCTGTTTCTCGACCTGCCGTTGCTGACCGGCGAGGAGGTGGAACATGCGCCGCATGTTGCTGCGACGGCGCGACCGTGGCCGGGAAGCGTGGCGGTTTATGGTTCCGCCACGGGCGATGACTATGAGCTTAACCGGCTGCTCACGGCCCGCGCGACGATTGGCGTAACAGAGACGCCCTTGGTTGCCGGGCGACCGGGGCAGTGGGAATGGGGTGAACCTTTGCGCGTGCGCCTCAGCGCGGGCGCGCTCTCCTCCGCGACCGAAGGCCAGGTTCTTGCAGGCCGCAATGCGGTGGCGATTGGAGATGGAACGCCGGGCAACTGGGAGGTGTTCCAGTTTGTTACGGCGGACCTCGTCTCAAGCCGGACGTATGAGCTGAAGCAACGCTTGCGGGGGCAGCTTGGCACGGATGGGCTGATGCCAGAGGTTTGGCCCGTTGGGAGCGAGGTGGTGCTGCTGGACAGCAGCCTTGTGCAGATCGACCTCGCCAGTTCCTCGCGGCGACTTTCTCGGCATTACCGGATTGGCCCGGCCGGGCGGCCCTATACGGATGCGTCATTTGTAGAACGACAAGAGGCATTCGATGGCAATGGGCTCCGGCCATATGCCCCTGTCCACCTCAAGGGCCGCCGGGATGAGAGCGGACATTTGCAGGTGAGCTGGATCCGGCGCACGCGGATGGACGGCGACAGTTGGGATGTGCCGGAGGTACCGCTCGGGGAAGCCAGCGAGGCCTATGTGCTGCGCGTCGTGCAGGCCGAAGCGGTGGTGCGGGAAGTGACGTTGGACGCGGTGGGTTGGACCTACACCGCCTCGCAGCAGGTCAGTGACAGCGTGACCGGCGCCTTCGAGATTCACGTGGCCCAGATCTCGGAACGGTATGGGCCGGGGCTTTTTGGAAAGGTAGAAATCAATGGATGA